GGTAAGAGAGTTAGGTTCTGGAAAGAGCCGACTAGAGATGCTTGAGGAAGCAGGACTAGAGATAAAGATTGCGCCTCGTATGGGGTTAGATGATGGTATTCAGGCTGTTCGTAGACTCTTGCCAAGGTGTTGGTTTAATGTGCCAAAGGTACAGATAGGGCTAAATTGCCTGAGAAACTATCGCAGAGACTACGATGAGAAGCGTAAGATTTTCTATGAAAGACCACTACATGATTGGTCTTCTCATGGTTCTGACTCATTTAGATACTTAGCCCTTGGACTTGATGAAGGTCACAGTACATGGTCTAAACCGATTAACCAAGCACCGAAATGGATTGTCTAATGTATTTAATGCCACAAGGGGTAAATTTAGCCCCAAAAGTAAAAGAACTTGAAAAGCGGATAGAAATGTTAGAAAATGCTATCAAGGAGTTAAAATCCGAGAAGCCTAGAATGGGAAGACCGCCAAAGGAGCGTAATGACCAAGCCATCAAACAGGAAGCAAGCACAAGCCTTGGGGCTTAAGACTTACTTTACTGGTAAGCCATGCAAGCGTGGTGGCATTGCTGATCGTAGGCTTAATGGCGATTGTCTTTGTGACGCTTGCCTTGAGTTTACTAAGCAATTAAAAAATAATTGGGATGTTGCCAACAAAGATAAAAGCAAAGCATGGCGAGAAGCGCATCCCGAAAAGATGGCTGAATATAAAAGAAAATGGCAAGATAAGAATAGAGTTGAGCAACGAGCAAGGCTTAACAAGTGGAAAAAAGACAATCCTGAGAAGGTTTTAGCTGATTTCCACAAGCGTAGAGCGTCACGAATAAACGCTACTCCTAAATGGTACGGAGAGTTTGACGCATTTGTAATGCACGAGGCAGCATTACTTTCCCGACACAGAAGTGCTGTAACTAATGTAAAATGGCACATAGATCACATGATTCCATTGCAATCTAAAACTGCGTCTGGATTTCATTGTGCCTCAAATATCCAAGTCATTCCTGAAGCCTTAAATGTACGCAAGCGCAACACCATGACTTTTACTAAACCATATGAGTGGGTTAATGCTTTATGATTCAAAATGAATTGAAATCAATTCTTCAGGCTGAAATTGATGATGCCATTGGTTATGTTGAGAGCGAAACTGTTGAACAGAGAAAGCAGGCACTTCAGGCTTACTTACGTCAACCTTACAATAATGAGGTTGAAGGCAAGAGCCAGATTATTACTGGAGAAGTAGCAGAAGCCATTGATGGCGCACTTCCTAGCCTTGTTCGTATCTTTACAGGCTCAGACCAGATTGTAGTATTTGAGCCACAAGGCCCGCAAGACGAAGCATCTGCCAAGCAAGCCACAGATTACTGTAACTGGGTCTTCCATCGTGACAACGAAGGAATGGCAATCTTGCACGATTGGTTCAAAGATGCTTTGCTTCAAAAGAACGGAATTGTAAAAGCCTATTGGGAAGACAAAGAAGACATTACCAAAGAGCGTTACTTTGACTTGTCCAATGATGAATTGGCAATGATCTTGTCTGACGAAAGCATGGAGATTGTCGAGCAAGATACGACAGAGTTCCCAATCTTTGACTCAATGGGCATGCCGGTAGTTGACCCTATGGGCGTTCCAGTGATGGGAGCAACTCATAACGTAGTTGTTCAAAAGCGTAAGAAGTCAGGCAAAGTCCGTATTGAGAACGTTCCTCCAGAGGAGTTTTTGATCAGCAAGAAGGCTCGTACTATTGCTGACAGCCCTTTCGTAGCACATCGTCAAATGTTGACTCGTAGTGACTTGATCGCTATGGGCTTTAACAAGAAGCAAGTTGAAGGCTTGCAGATGGATGATGCGCTTGCTTACACTCCTGAGCGAGTGGCACGATTCTCCGCTGGTGAGCAACCCTACCAAGTACAGACAGACGACCCTTCAATGCAAGAGATTGAGGTCTTTGAGTGCTATGTAAAGACTGATGTAGATGGCAAAGGTATTGCCGCCTTAACTCAGGTGTTTTACGCTGGAAACGAGATTCTTGAGGATGAAAAAGGCAAGGAAATGATTGAGGAAGTGGACTACGTTCCATTCCACTCTATCTGCCCAATCCCAATTCCACACAAGTTCTTTGGCAACTCACTTGCTGACCGAACAACAGACATCCAGCTAATCAAGACGACAATTACTCGTCAGATGTTGGATAACTTGTATCTGACAAACAATGCTCGTGTTGTCGCTGTTGAAGGTCAAGTAAACATTGAAGACTTGCTTACATCTACCGCTGGTGGTGTTATCCGTGCCAAGTCTCAAGGCGCTGTGTCTCAACTTGTTGTTCAGAATGTAGCTCAAGCTGCTTTCCCAATGCTTCAGTACTTGGATACAGTCCAGTCTAAGCGTACAGGCGTATCTGATGCTTCACAAGGTTTAGACCCTTCTATTTTGCAAAACGTAACTGCCGCTGCTGTAGCTTCTATGCAACAAGCTGGCGCAGGTAAGATCGAACTAATGGCTCGTATCTTTGCTGAAACAGGCGTTAAGTCTTTGTTCAAAGGCATCTTGCATTTGTTGTGCAAGTACCAAGACAAGCCTCGTTTGGTGCGTATGCGTGGAGAGTTTGTAGAGTTTGACCCTCGCACATGGGCTAACCAATACGATGTTTCTATCAATGTTGGTCTGGGTGCTGGTAACCGCCAAGAACAAATGGCTATGTTGTCCATGATTGTTGCTAAACAAGAGCAATTGATTGGTCAGTTTGGCCCTGCTAATCCTTACGTTTCGCCTGCTCAGTATCGAAACACTCTTGGCCGCATGGTTGAGATTGCTGGCTTTAAGGATTCTGCTGAGTTTTACAAGGCAATTACACCAGAGCAAGATCAAGCGCTAAGTAATCCTCCTCCACAACAGCAACAGATGCCTCCAGAAGTACAGGCATTGATGGCTAAGACTCAAGCTGACATTCAGGCTAACCAAGCTAAAGCACAAGCTGACCTTCAATTGCAACAGCAAAAGATGGAAGGCGAAATGCAATTGGCTCAACAGAAGGCCGCTCTTGACCTGCAATTGATGCGTGAGAAAGAGACTGCCAAGTTAATGCTTGAGCGTGAGAAGCAACAGCAATACTTTGCAATGAAACAGCAAGAGTTTGAAGCAGAAGCCCAATTGAAAGCAATGAAGATTGGTGCAGGCATTTCCTCTAACGTAGAGATCAAAGGTTAATCATGGCTTATTCTAGCAAAGAAATTATTGACTATTTGCTTGCTAATCCGAGCATGAGTGACGCCGAAATTGCTTCTGCAATGCAGACATATAATGTCACACCTTCTCAAATGGCTCAAGCTGTTGGCCTGCCAGTAGAGGAGGTCCAAACTCGTTACAACGACGCGGCTCCATCTGTTTATACTGCTGAAAATGTCAATAAGTTAGCAGATCAAATTCTCTCACAAGGTACTACTGAAGCATGGACTGGGGGACTGCCACCTGAGAAAGCCGCCTTGTACATGGCAGATGAGTTGGCTAAGAGTGGTGTTACAGACATTGCTCAGGTTGCCAAAGGAGATGATGGAATCATCAACTCAATGACTGGAGAGAAGTTAATCTCTGGTTATGGCGAAAGAACTGGCGGAAACCTTTGGTCAGGATCATACGAAGGCAAAGGAAATACTGGTTTTGGTGTTAACTTTGATGAGTCTGGTAAGCCTGTTTTCTATACACAAGGCGCAAGCAGTTCTGATACAAAAGACATAGCACGTATCATTCAAGCTGGTTTGTTGCTTTCAGGCGCAGGTGGTGCTTTGGGCGGTGCTTTAGGTCTTACAGGTGCTGCTGCTTCAGGTGTAGGAACTGGTTTAATTAGTGCAGGTGGAACTGCCTTGGGTGGTGGAAACCTCGAGGAGTCATTAAAGTCTGGTTTGCTTAGTGGTGGGTTGGCTTATGGCGGTTCTTTGCTGACTGACGCTATTACCAAAGCAACGCCAATTGATGCCTCAAACATGACGCAGGCACAACTTAACGATGCGCTAGAAACGCAGTTAATTGATGAAATGCAGTCTGCTGGTTTGTCAAAAGACCAGATTAACGCATTCCTAGATGATATGGGTATTGGTCAGGGTGTTGTTACTCCTGCCAATGTGTCCACTCCAGTAACAGACGCTGGAGGTGTAACTGTTACAGCGCCAGCAACGCCGTCAATAAGCAATGTTCTAAACACTATTGCGGCTACTGTCCCAGAAACAGTTATTACCGCTGACAGGCCAAGCACCGTTAAAGACGTAGTTAATTCAATTATTGGCACAACTACCAACATTCCTGAGACTGTAATCACGGCCGATCGCCCAACAACGATTAAAGACGTAATTAACTCTGTTGTGGCTACAACGCCAACGACTCCTACAATCCCTGAAACTGTCATTACTGCTGATAAACCAACATCAATTCCTGATGTAATCGGCGCAACAATTCCTTTAATTACGCCAACTACACCGTTGACGCCTACTCCTGTCACGCCTACAACGCCAACAAAACCAACAGAGACGCTAACAACATCTGACATTATTAAGCTGATTGGTGCTGGTACTACTTTGGCGGCCATTAACTCGGCAACAAGCACTCCAACAACAACACCTCAATACCCAATCATCCCAGTGCCTGAGAACTGGGCTACACCACCTAAGACTGGTGTTGCGCCATATACGCCTTTGACCCCAATTAACTTTGGCAATCGTAATTTGCTGATTGGCACACAATGGGAGAAGTTCCTTGACCCGAACTACGGCAAAGTGCCAGAGCCTGTACAGTACAGTCAGCCGTCAAACCTAAGTTACAACGATTTGATGGGCATCTTGGGTAGTAAGCAGGGCATGCCTTCGCCAAGCAGTTTGTCGATCAACGATATTATTTCTGGAATCCAAAACCAATATGGACAAACACCAACAAGCACAGTGGGCTAAAAACTTACTGAATGATGACTTTTTCAAAGAAGTCATAGATAATTTGAAAAAAGAGCAGATTAGTGTGATAATTAACACAAGTGCGGAAGAATCTGATAGGCGTGAAGACGCTTATAGGCACATCAAGACAATTGAGCTAATTACAGGACACCTAGAAGGCTTAGCCTCGGAAACTGTGATTAGAGAGAAAAAATGGAGAATTTTATAGTCTAACGACTATCCTCCGTCCAGAAGGTTTCTGGCGATTTTTGAGATGACAAATGGAAAACACCAACCCACAAGGGAGTGAAAGCCTAAATGTAAACCAAGCCGCTTCAGCGTTTGAGGGACTGATGGGTGATTCTGACGAAGCTGACAACAGCCAATCTGAGGAACAAACAGAAGAACTGCAAGCATCTGATGAAGGTGAACAAGAGTATTCAGAGGAATCTGAAGAAATTGAACAGCCCAAGCCTAGATATAAAGTCAAAGCTGCTGGTGAGGAAGTTGAGGTCGAACTCGATGAACTTATCAAGGGTTATCAACAAGGTACGGATTACACTAAAAAGTCTCAGGCTCTTGCTGAACAGCGTAAGGCTATTGAAGCCGAGCGTAATCATCTTGAGCAAGTAAAACAAGAGCGATTGGCTTATGCCCAGAAGTTGCAAGCGTTGGATAGCTTCCTTACGCAGCAAAATCGGGGTGTGGACTTAGATGTTCTAAAGGAAACAGACCCTATCGGTTATGCGGTAGCGGTAGCTGAGCAGAGTCAGCGTGAGAAGCAGTTAGCAGTAGTCAGGCAAGAACAGCAACGCATTGCACAACAGCAACAAGCCGAGCAACAAGCCTCTTTGCAAAACCATCTCCGTCAAGAATCTGAGAAGCTAGTTAGTCTGATTCCTGAGTTATCCACTCCACAGGGTGATGCGGTTCGGAAACAAATCCGTGACTATGCGAAATCTGTTGGATGGACTGACCAAGAACTCAGTTCCGTATATGACTCTCGTGCTGTGGTTTCTTTGTATAAAGCAATGAAGTATGAGCAACTTCAAAAGAGTAAGCCTGAGTTAACCAAGAAACTCCAAGCTGCTCCCAAGATGATGCGTTCTGGGACTTCTGCGCCTCCTGCAAGGAACTCACAAGATAAACAGGTTATGCAACGTTTGCGTGAAACTGGAAAAGTCACTGACGCAGCCCGAGCATTTGAACGATTCTTTTAATTTTGGAGTTTTAAAATGGCTACATATCAAACGTATACCGCTATTGGTCAGCGTGAAGACCTCTCTGATGTAATCTATAACATCAGCCCCACAGACACACCTTTCATGTCTTCAATTGGCAAGACAAAGGCTACTGCTGTTTATCACGAGTGGCAGACTGACAGCTTGGCTGCTGCTTCTTTGTCAAACTACGCAGTTGAGGGTGCAACAGCATCTGACGCTACTATGTCTCCAACAACTCGTGTTGGTAACCGCACTCAGATCGCACAGAAAACTATCAAGATTTCTGGCACTTTGCAATCAGTTGACAAAGCTGGTCGTAAGTCTGAAAAGGCTTATCAGTTGGCTAAAGCCTCTGCTGAGATCAAGCGCGACATGGAAACATCTTTGTTGAGCAACCAAGTTGCCTCCAATGGTGATTCTTCTACTGCCCGTAAACTGGGTGGCCTGCAAGCATGGCTGGCAACCAACGGTGACTTCGGTACTGACGGCGTTGCTGGTTCTGGTGGTACTACTGCCCGTACAACCGGTACAGACCGCACTTTCACTGAAACAATCTTGAAGACTGTTATCAAAGAAGTTTACGCTTCCGGTGGCAATCCTAAAGTTTTGATGGTCAACCCTGCGCACAAGCAAACCGTGTCAGCTTTTGCTGGTATCGCTGCTCAGCGCTTCATGGCTCCTTCTAACGCTCCCACAACCATCATTGGTGCGGCTGACGTCTATTTGAGCGACTTCGGTACAGTTTCTGTTGTGCCTAACCGCTTCATGACATCTACCAACTCTTGCGCTGATGCTGCTTTTGTGATCGACCCTGACATGGCTGCTGTGTCTTACTTGCGTCCTTTCCAGACCAACGAATTGGCTGTAACTGGCGACAATGAGTCCACACAGTTGTTGGCTGAGTACACCTTAGAGGTGAAGAACGAAGCTGCTCACGGCATCGTAGCTGACATCAGCTAATCATTAAGTGACCCAAAAAGTGCCTCAGACTAACCCTCTGGGGCATTTTCTTTTCTAGTCAAACTGATAGAATTGCACTATGACAAACTTTAGACAAACTGCTGTTCATTCGGATGGTGATGGCGGCATCATCATTGAAACTCGCCAAGATATTTCAGGAATTCTTGAGCAGAATAAAAAGGAATACAACTCCTTTGATGAACGAGCAAGATGGTCTGATGATTTGCTAGGCAATAAGGTTGCATCTATCCCATTAACTGTGATTGATGACCTGAATAAACAAGGCATTATGCGTGGATTTGCTGTTCTTGATGACAAGCGATTTAAGGCATGGCTAAATGAACGAGATAACCGAGTTTTTAGAACTCGAACAGGAGTAGTATGAGCTTCTCAACATATTCTGAACTACAGACAACAATCGCAGGATATTTGGCTCGTTCTGACCTGACGACACAAATTCCAGACTTTATCCGCTTGGCAGAATTGCGTTTGCGTAGAGACTTGCGAATTCGTCAGATGCTTACATCAACAACACTGACCTGCACGTCTGGCACGGCAACAATCTCTATTCCATCTGATTTCTTGGAAGTAAAGGATTTTGTGGTTGCTGGTAATCCTGTGATGCCATTGAACTATGAATCTCCATCATTGTTCTCTCGTAACTCACGAAGCATGGATGCTGGAAAACCATTGGACTACACAGTATTGGCGACAACATTTAAGTTGGCTCCTATTCCTGATTCTGGTTACACATTGAATCTGGTTTACTCCGCTGCACCTACATTCTTGAGTGACTCAAACACTACAAACACATTCTTGACTGTTTGTCCTGATTTGCTTTTGTATGCGTCTTTGCTAGAGGCAGAGCCATATTTAATGAATGACGCCCGTATCAACACATGGGGAACTATGTTTGATCGTGCAATGGGTTCTCTGACTCGTTCAGACGAAAAAGGCCAATACTCAGGCGTCCCTTTGGCAATGCGTAACACCTACATCTAATATGCCTACACAAAGAATCACATTTGGCGAGTGGATGCCTGATCAGCCGGGCATTTCTGGTGCTTTGACAGAAGCAAAGAATGTCGTTTCTTCTGCTATTGGATACGGGCCTATTCCATCTGCTGTAGCGTTTTCAGGTTCTGCTACTGAGAATCTTTTATCTCTGTACGCCGCAAAGAATCCAGATAGCACAACTCAGTTGTTTACTGCTGGTTTCACCAAGGTTTATACCTGTGACGGTGTAGGCGCTTTGACTCAGGTTAACACTGGATACACAGCTAGTGAGCGTCCTCGCTTTACTCAGTTTGGCAAGCGTGTGATCTTTGCTAACAACGCTGAAAAACTCCAGTCATGGACTCTTGGCAGTTCTACGGCATTTGCAGATTTGTCTTCTGATTCGCCTATTGCCAAGTATGTAACTGTCGTTCGTGATTTTGTTGTTGCGGCCAATACTTATGAATCATCGGCACAACAGCAGTATCGAGTACGTTGGTCTGATCTGAACAACGAAACCAATTGGACAACATCTTCGACAAGCCAAGCAGATTATCAGGACATTCCTGACGGCGGACAGATTGTTGGCATCCGTGGTGGTGAATTTGGTTTGATCTTTCTTGAGCGAGCTATCCACCGCATGACGTACATTGGTACGCCTTTCATTTTCCAGTTTGACAATATCTCCCGTAACAAGGGATGTATGGTCGCCGGTTCAATCACTCAGTATCAAGGAACGACATTCTTCCTATCGGATGATGGTTTCTATATGTGTGATGGACAAAACGTCATTCCAATCGGTGCTGAGAAGGTTGATAAGTTCTTCCTGAACGACGCATCTGAATCTGATTACACATCCATGAGTGCGGCGGTAGACCCAATCCGCAAGCTGGTGTTGTGGAACTATGCTTCAACAAGTGGTGATCGTAAGCTGCTGGTTTACAACTTCTCAACAAAGAAATGGACTTACGGCGATGCAGGTACAGACTACATTGCTGAGGCATCTAGTGCTAACGTCACATTGGAGCAGTTAGATAGCATCAACACGTCTATTGACGCTTTAACGACTACGCTTGACTCTCGCTTGTATGTTGGCGGTAAGTACTTCCTTGGCGGCACTTTTGGTAATCAGATCATGACTTACACAGGTGCAAGCCTGAGTGCTGACATCCAAACTGGTGACATTGACCTTGGTGCAAACTCTGTTGTGACGCTTGGCCGCCCACAGGTGGATAATGGTTCTGCTGACGTTTCCGTGGCCTCTAGGACGCTTTTAAGCCAATCTGTATCGTTTGGTACGGCTGTGTCTGCTGACGCTGAGAATCGTTGTTCTTTGCGTTCTGCTGGTAGGTATCACAGGATTCGTGTCCAGCCTACTGGTGTGAACTGGGAAAACGCTGTAGCCGTTGATATTGATATTGTTGCTCAAGGTGTTCGATGACAAGCCAATTTAGAACGCTTCCTGTATTTGGCGGTGACCAACGTGGTGTCGCTGAGATTGTCAATGGCATTATGAATGGCAAGACCAACAATACAGGGACTGTTACTCTGGCGACGGGTAATGCTACGTCTACGACATTGACAGATCGAAGAATTGGCCCAGACAGTATTATTGTTTTTGTCCCATTTTCTGAGGCGGCTTATGAGGATTCTGCTCCTTATGGGGCTTTTCAGGACTTTACAGACCAAGCAATTGCCAGCACGACTACCGCTTATGCGATGACATTGAATACAACAGACTACGCCAATGGGGTGTATCTAAGTAACGGTGGCCGTATGAATGTCAGAAATTACGGCACTTACAACATTCAATGGTCTGGTCAGTTTCAAAATACTGATACAGCTATTCAAGACGTAACTGTTTGGCTTAGAAAAAATGGGTCGGATGTAGCTGGTTCTAGTGGGTTTGCTTCTATTCCCAACTCTCATGGTGGAACGGCTGGAACTGTTATTTTGGCTTGGAACTATTTAATTGAGTTGCAGGCTAATGATTATGTTGAATTAGCTTGGTCTGCTTCAAGCACACAAATATCAATGCAGACTTATCCGAGCCAAACAAGTCCAACAAGACCATCTACAGCTTCTTTGATTACGACTGTTAGCTATGTAGCGCCATTTGCGTCTTCTAGCATATACACAACTGAGCAAGGGCAAGGAACTGCAACCATAAAGCATTACGCAAATTCAACTGCTGATAAGACTTATCGGTATGCAATTATTGGTTGATTTTAATAATTTATGTATAATGGATTCCGTGGATGACCCGCTATGGAATCCGAAACTCTAGGAGTAAAACATGGCGACTACTACCACATCATCGATTGACCCAACAATCCAACCATATCTAGGTTATGGATTGCAACAAGCACAGCAGTTGTATCAGGCTGGTGGCCCACAATATTACGGTGGCCCTACATTTGTAAGCCCATCTACTACGACTCAGACCGGCTTACAGGCTCTGGAGGCTCGTGCTTCATTAGGCAACCCTTTACTCCAGTCTGCTCAGAATCAGCTTCAAAGCACTGTTTCTGGCAACTTCTTGGGTGGCAATCCATTCTTCCAAGGTGCATTCCAACCTGCTGCTAAGGCGGCTGAGAGCCAATTTCAACAGACTATTGGCGATATTGCATCTAAGTCTAGCTTGGCTGGGCGTTACGGCTCAGGCGCTATGGGTTCATTGCAAGACCGAGCCACTGGTCAATTTGGTCAGCAATTGGCTAATACTGCTGGTCAATTGGCTTACCAGAACTACGAAGCAGAACGTCAGCGTCAGCAGCAAGCATTGGGCATGGCTCCTACGATGGCAGGCGCTGATTACCAAGACATTCAGGCTATGTTGCAAGCTGGTCAGGCTCAAGAGGGCTATACCGGCGCACAACAGCAAGCAGACATTACTAAATTCAACTTCTTGCAAAACCAACCGCAACAGAACTTGCAGAACTATCTATCTCTGGTCTATGGCAACCCAATGGGTAAAGTTGGCTCGCAAACTACTAGCGGTACGGCAGATACATCTACCTTGCAGAACTTGCTTGGCATGGCCGCCGTTGGTGGTGGTTTGTATAAGAATCTAGGCGGCACTTGGTTGAACAACATGAATTGGGGTTCTAGCCCAGTTGGTACATGGGGTAATGCTGACGCAAATGCAGTGCTTGACCCATATTTCACAGTAGGGTAAATCATGGCTGGACTATTAGACATTTTCGGTACTAGCGGTGCAGACACAATGGGTTTGCTCGGTATGTCTCAAGGTGACATTTCACGAAACCGTGACGATGCACAAGCACAAGCCTTATACGCACTAGCAGGACGATTGTTCCAAGGTGGCAACACAGGCGCTTCTATTGCACAAGGTTTACAACAAGGTCAGCAGGCTTACAAACAAGCCATGCAAGGCAATGTTCAAGAGCAATTGCAGAATGTCCAATTGATGGACATGATTCGCAAGCGTAAGCAAGAGCAAGCGGCTTTAGCTGAACAACAGCGTGTTCAAGGTGTTATCCAAGGTGCTGTAACCAAGCCTCAAGAGATTTATGGCGAGGATATGATGGGTCAGCGAGTAGGTGAAGGAATGACTGCGCCTAGATTTGATTTGCAACGAGCAATGCCTCAATTGATTGGCTCTCCAGAAGGTCGTAAGACTTTGGGTGAGTTGATTGCGGCACAAAAGGCTATGGCAGGTGAAACCTTCAAACTTGGGGAAGGAGAAAAGCAGTATCAGCGTGACACATTTACAGGTCAAGTTAAAGAAGTTGCTTCTGGCGCACAAAAGCAAATTACTTTGAAAGAGGTTGATTTGGGTAGCCATGTTGCATTGCTTGACCCTCGCACTGGTGCTCAAGTTGCTAGGTTTCCTAAAGGTCGTGCGCCTGAAGGACCGGCTTCTTTGCAATTTGTTGAGACTGAACAAGGTATTGCAACATTTAATCCTAAAACTGGCGATATAAAGCCATTTATGCAAGATGGTCAGCAACTTAAAGGCAAGAACACCGGCCAATTAACAGAATCTCAAGGTAATGCTGTTGCATACGGCATGCGCATGAGTGAGGCCAATCAAATTCTCACGCCTTTGGAAAATGCAGGTTTAAAAGATACTGGAATGCTTCGCGCTGGCGTAAGCGGAACTCTTGGTGCAGTCCCATTGATTGGTGATGCTTTGGCTAAAGGTTCTGATAACGTATTTAATAGCTTGCCATCTATCCTTGGTGGACTTAGTGAAAATCAGCAAAAAGTTGTTCAGGCTAGAACTAACTTTATTACTGCTGTTTTGCGTAAAGAGTCTGGCGCTTCTATTTCTCCATCTGAGTATGCAACGGCTGAGAAAATTTACTTCCCAGCACCCGGAGACTCAAAAACTGTCATAGAGCAAAAACAACAGGCTCGTGATACCGCAATCAGGGCCATGAAACTACAAGCTGGAAAAGGCTCGGAGTTTATTGGCAAAGGCAGTACTACTTCGTCGGGATGGTAAATGGCTGATATTACAGTTGAATTTTTCGACGGGACATCACATGTTTATCGTGGTGCGCCTGACTCCGCAACTCAAGAAGATGTAATTGCCAGAGCATCAAAAGATTTCCAGGGCAAAAAAATTAAGCATCTTGATCGTGTTGCAAGTACTGCTGTAAGCCAAATTCCTGTTGAAGCCGGCGCAAACACTGCTCCAACAATTGAGCCTGAACAAACTATTGCAGACAAGATTCGTGGATTTGTTGAAACACCAGTGGCTCTCGCTGCAAATCTTGCAACAGGCCCATTAACTTACCTTTCGGGCGCTGTTAGTCCAGAATTCCAGCGTACTGTTGCAAAAAATATCCAATATCAGCCTCGAACTCAAATGGCTCAAGACGTATTGGAAAATGTTGGACGCGGGATTGAGGCTACAAAAGTTCCTCCATTTATGCCCGGTGCTTTAACGTTTCAGCCAATGGTGTCAGATTTGACAACGCAAGCAAGAACTTTAGGAACTGCACAAGCGGCAAAAGTTCCTATGCGTGTAAGCGATGTTATTAGCGCAATTAGCAATGAAAAACCTGAGCAACAAATGGTCGGCATGGGTGCTGCTGAAACCGGCAAAGCATTGGAGCGAAAAGTAAGAGCACAAGAGTTGCGCGTCCCAGTTGAGTTAACAAAAGGTCAGGCGACAAGAGACCCCGGCACACAGCGTTTTGAGATTGAAACGGCAAAAACATATCCTGAAACTGCTGGCTCTCCTTTATTGCAACGTCAAATTGAAACTAATCAAAATATATTGAAAAATTTTGATGCGTACACACTTGAAACCGGCGCAGAAATGTCTGGGTTGTTGCGTCCAGTTGGGAAAATTGTTGATTCTGCTTTGGTTAAACAAGCAAATGAAGCAATGGATAAGGTTAATGTTGCGTACAAAAATGCAAGGGCTTCTGGCGAAACAAAAGCGCTTGTTCCTTACGAAGGCATTATTACTTATATTGATGAACAAGGCCCAACAGTCAAAGAAAAATTGGCTCCTATTCTTGGTGCTGTTGAAGACCAGTTGAAAAAGAATGACCCAAGCGGGGCTGGTTTGGTTTCTATTGATTCGCTTGAAGACGTATATCAGTTTATTGGCAAGAATGCTCAAGAAGGAACGCCGAACGCTGTGCATGCAAGAGTTTTAAAGAACACCATTAACCAAGCGACAGAAGGTGCTGGCGGTGAGCTTTACAAAAAGGCTCGCCAAATGCGCGTCCAATATGCGCGTCAATTTGAAAATGCTGCATCTGTTGATAAATTGTTGCGCAATAAGCCCGGCACAACAGATCGTGCCGTAGCCTTTGAAGACGTGTTTGAGCACGCAATTCTTAAAGGTAGTTTTGACGATACTCGTAATATTGCTTTGCTACTGAAAAAAGGTGGAGATCAGGGGCAGCAAGCGTGGAAAGAACTTCAAGGACAAACACTTGAGTACATCAAAGATCAAGCAACAAAAAATATTCAACGTGATGCTAGTGGTCGACCAATTCCATCGCCAGCAGCAATGAATAAAGTTGTTCGTGATTTAGATGCAGATGGTAAATTAGATTATATTTTTGGCAAAAAAGGTGCAGACGAAATTAGAAATTTGCGTGATGTAATCATGAATGTTTATAGTCCAGTACAAGGAACTGTAAACTACTCAAACACATCAAGCGCACTAATAAACGCGTTGCAAAACATTAACAAATCGCCTTTGTCTAAAATACCGGGTGTAGGCGCTGCAACAAGATACGCAGAAGAATCAGCACAACAAAAAGCGTTGCGCAAATTGGTTGACGAATCGCTGAAGTATCAGCCTTAAACGAATAGAGGACAACATGGCGAAGACAAAAATCTCGGAATACAGCAGTACCGCTAATAGCAATACTGACATTAACAGCATTAACCTAGCAGAGGGCATGGCTCCCTCATTAGTTAACAATGCTATTCGTCAGTTAATGGCGCAACTTAAAGACTTCCAAGCAGGTTCTGCTGGTGATAGTTTGACAGTTGGTGGCAACTTATCTGTTACTGGTACATCTACACTGACAGGCGCTATTACCGCTACGGCTGGTATGACAGGCCCTATCACTACATCGTCTGCCGCTATCTCTGGCGGTACGATCAACGGTGCTGTAATTGGTGGCGTAACCCCACAAGCCATCACAGGAACGACTGTAACGGCCTCTACAGGCTTTGTAGGCGCTTTAACAGGCAATGTCACTGGTAACGTAACAGGAAACACTGCTGGCGTTCATACAGGCGCTGTAACAGGTAACGTCACTGGCAATCTGACAGGAAACGTAACAGCCTCAACAGGTACGTCAACATTTAACAATGTCCAGATTGATGGCACATTGGATATGTCTTCAGGTACTGTAGGAACAATCACAGGATTGGCTACTCCTACTAACTCAACCGATGCGGCCACCAAGGGTTATGTAGATACTGCTGATGCTTTGAAGCTGAATCTGTCTGGCGGCACTATGTCTGGCAACATCGCTATGGGGACAAACAAGATCACTGGTCTTGGCACTCCTACAGGTGATGCAGACGCAGTTACTAAGTCTTATGTAGACGCTATTGCCCAAGGTATTGATGCAAAAGCCTCTGTGGTTGCGGCTACGACTGCAAATATCACTTTGTCTGGCACACAGACTATTGACGGTGTATCGGTTGCGGCAAACGATCGAGTGCTGGTTAAAGATCAGACTACGACTTCACAGAACGGCATTTACATTGCTTCTGCTAGTTCATGGACACGCTCAACAGACGCGGATGCTTGGACAGAGTTGGTCGCCGCTTATACATTCGTTGAGGGTGGAACAACTAACGGCTCTAACGGTTACTTTTGTACGGTAGCGGCAGGTGGTACTTTAGGTACTACAGCGGTTACTTGGACTCAATTCTCTGGTGCTGGTCAGATCACTGCTGGCGCTGGTTTAGTCAAGTCTGGCAACACTTTGGATGTTGGCACAGCGTCATCTAGCCGTATTGTTGTTAACTCAGACAATATCGACTTGGCTATTACTGGTGTAACAGCAAGCACATACAAGTCTGTAACTGTTGACGCTTATGGCCGTATTACAAACGGTACAAACCCAACGACAATCTCAGGTTTTGGCATCACAGACGCTTACACAAAGACTGAGGTAGATACGACTACTAACGCTTTGTTGCCTAAAGCTGGTGGAACAATGACGGGTAACATCGTCATGGGCACTAACAAGGTAACGTCTACTGCTACACCTACGACAGACGATGACCTTACTCGCAAGGCTTATGTTGATGGCATCTTAGGAAGCGCAACAAGTGCGGCTACGAGTGCTGCTGCGGCTGCTACTAGCGCTACCAATGCCGCTACAAGCGCTACAAACGCCTCTACAAGCGAAGGAAATGCGGCGGCTAGTGCTACGAGTGCGGCGGCTTCTTTTGATTCGTTCGATGATCGCTACTTAGGCTCTAAAACATCAGCTCCATCAGTTGACAATGATGGTAACTCACTGTTGACAGGTGCTCTGTACTGGAACTCTACATCATCTAATCTGTGGGTGTGGAACGGTAGTGCATGGACTCAAGCTACTTTAACAGCTGGCTCCTTTGCTACATTGACAGGTACTGAGACTCTCACCAACAAGACCATTGAAGCTGGCACGTTCACCAACGGTTACACAGAAGAGGTGTACGCACTCGGCACTTCTGGATCAATCGCACTCAACCCCGCCAACGGCTCCATCCAGACCAGCGCTCTGACAGGCAACCCCACCTTCACCGACTCATTGGCTGCTGGTCAATCGCTGGTGTTGATGCTGACCAACGGCGCAAGCTATACGGTGACATGGCCGACCATCACTTGGGTGACCGCTGCTGGCAACGCAGCGCCTACGCTGACTGCCGCTGACACGCTGGTGTTCTGGAAGGTTTCCACAACGCTGTACGGCGCATACGTGGGGTCAGCAGAATGATCGGCAAGAACTTAATCGCAGCGGCAGGTAACGGCATCTCCACCGGTGAAGTCGCCGAAGCCATCGACTTTGATGGGACGAATGACGAGCTGTCGCGTGCGTCTGATTTAACTGGCAACGCTGACGGAAAAACATTTACGTTCAGTTGCTGGTTATGGCGTGGCGAGATCGGCTCAAATCAGCGGATCTACTACTCGCTCGATTCTCAGTATGGCCTCTACATCCAACCCGACACATCGAACAACCTAATTATTTACGGGTACAACGCAGCAAACACGCAGATTTTGAACGCAACAGTTACCGTGCCTTTTCAGGTCGGTTTCACGTTCATGAGTATATTGATTTCGATTGATATGGCAAACACTGCCAATCGCTCTGTCTATATCAATGATGTTGCTGCTACGGTTACTTGGACAACCTACACAAACGCTGCAATCAACTTTACCTGCCCAACACATAAAGTTGGTCAAGGTCTCAAAGGTCGCCTCTCCAACGTCTACCTCGACTACACCTACCGCGACTTGAGCATCACGGCCAACCGCCGCCTGTTCATCACCGCAGACCTCAAGCCTGCTGACGGCCAAGCAAGCCTGAACCCGGTCATATACCTGCCTTTGAATGGCCCAACCGCTCCCGGCGCTAATGCTGGCACGGGCGGCAACTTCACATTGACTGGCACTGTCGCACGCTCTGGTCGTGGGCCGAATCAGTACAACGCGCCGTACAGTGATCTGGATGGGACTGCGGATTACTTGTCGAGGACGAGCATTAGCGGAATCGCAGACAGCAAACAGTTTGCAATAAGTTTTTGCGCAAACTTTGACACATTCTCAACGGCATTTGTTTTTGTGTGTTCTGCCACCTCTTATTTCCGAGTTTATTTCGCCAGCAACACAATAACTGTAAATGCTTTGAATGCTGGTGGTTCAACAATTTTGTCTGCGTCTTACAACATAGGATCAGCCACCAATAGAAACTACTGCATTCAGATTTCTTGCGACATGGCGGACACAGCAAAGCGACACATGATCGTCAACGGTCAAGCTGTTGCTGCAACTTGGTCAACCTATACAAACGACACCATTGATTTCACACACACAACATATCAAGTTGGGCGATATTCAACGAACCAATATTTCAACGGTCGCCTCGGCGCACTCTGGTTTAACACCAGCTACATCGACCTGTCTGTTGCAGACAACCTAGCCAAGTTCGTCACTGGCACAGGCGTTGATGCCAAGCCTGTTGACCTTGGCGCAACTGGTGAACTGCCCACAGGCACAAGCCCTCTGATCTACCTGCCCATGTACGGCAACAACGCTGGCAAGAACTGCGGCACTGGTGGCGACTTCACGGTTAACTCAGGCCCGTACACAGGTGCGCGTGGGCCGAATGAGTTTTGGAGTGGGTCTGGGCTATTTAACAACCCAACGCAGGCTGAGGGTTCTTCCCTAACCCTCAACAATTCGCCAGACGTCACCGGCATTACAAAAACAACGTTTGCATGTTGCTTCAAGCGGCGAGATGTTGATGTAACTGATAACTCGTTTATTTTCAACACCACCACATCAACAAACAACAACTTTCATTTTTCAGTTTACTTTACTGACACTGAAGTTTTGCGTGTTGGCTGGAATGGTCATACGGTTGCCACATCAACAGCAATTACAGATACGAATTGGCACACGCTGCTGGTGTCTGTTGATTCAACCGCAACAGTCGCCCGTGTCTATTTGGACGGCGTGTCTTTAACTGCAACGATTACGCTCGATAGAGCTTACACACAAGCGTTCACTTATGTTGGGCGTGGAACTGGTGTATCGGCGACTCAATCGTTTGACGGAAACATTGGGTTTGTTTATCAAGCGCACGAATACATTGACATATCGCAGGAAGCGAACCGACTGAAGTTTTTTGACGCATTTGGTTATCCGGTCAACCTAGCACAGCAAGTGGAAGCCGCAGCCATCCCAGCGCCATACGTTTACTTGTTGTTTGGTGATCCAAGCAATCTTGGCGCAAACAACGGAGCCGCAGGAAACTTCACAAACGAAAGCGTGACAGCAAGCGCATACGTCAAAGCATAAGGAGCATAAAATGTACGCACTCATTGAAAACGGCGAGATCACTCGCATCAACATCACGCTGCCGATCAGCATTGGCAACGCCAGCATTCCCAAGGGCGCAACAGGTCTGGAATCGTTTGGCCTGTACCCCATCGTGGGCGACGAGCCAAGCCACACAGACCGTGAGCGCATTGCTGGCCCTCAGTACGTCTTTGATGGTGCGCAGGTCAATCGTGTGTTTACCGTTGAAGCTATCCCTGATGAAGAGGTGGCTGGTCAGGTTCGTGCCGAGCGCAACAAGCGTTTGGCCGAAACCGACTGGCGCTTTCGCTCGGACATGAACCCTTCGCAAGAGTGGAAGGACTACTGCCAAGCCCTGCGTGATGTCACCTCGCAAGAGGGCTTCCCTTGGACTGTTGAATGGCCGACACAACCATGAGCGACGTAAGCCACGAGCAAATCTACAATCGTCTAGTTGCTGTTGAAAGCAAGGTAGATCGTATTGATAACAACACCAAAGGGCTAGTAGAGGCCATTGATGCGGCTCAAGGAGCTATTAAAGTTCTTGGATGGATAGCTTCTATTGCTCAACCAATTTTATGGATTGGTGGGGTGATTATGGCGGCTGGTGCTATTTGGCAGACGTGGATTAAAAAATGATTGATTGGGCTGAAGCATTTATTGCGGCGGCCTGTCTTACATCATTTGTAATATTCTGTAGCTACATTATTATTATTTGTTGGCCTTAGAGGTAAGCATGATTCCCCTCGACCCAATTGCTGCGCTTGATGGCTTACAAAACGCCATTTCAATGGTCAAGAAGGCCAGTAAGGTCGCCAATGATCTTGGTGGTCTTGCTCCTATGCTTGGCAAGATGTTTGACGCTAAGAGTCAAGCAACTAAGGCTATGCTTCAGGCTAAGAGTAAAAAAGGCTCAAACATGGGGACGGCTCTCCAGATTGAGATGGCTCTTGAGCAGGCTCGTGCATTTGAGGAAGAACTCAAGATGCTTTTTATGCAGACTGGAAAAATCGACGTCTGGAATAAGATCAAAGCGCGTCAAGCCGAAATGGATCGCGATGACGCAAAAGAAATCGCGGCGCTGAAAGCTCAGGAAAAAAAACAAAAGCAGGAAGAGCAAGAGCAAATGGAAATGGCTTTTCTTATTGGCGGAATTGCATTCGTCTTGCTTCTCGTTGGTATCGGCATCAACGAAATGATGGACTTTTGCCAGACAACAAAACGGTGTGGTCGGTGAATGAATACCAAAAACAGTTTGACCAATTCCTGAAAATCTTTGTACGGTTGTACATTGCTTGGTGGGTGCTTGGCCTACTTCAGCGATTGCCCGATGAATTGGCTTCAAAAATTGTAGATAAACTTCTTGGAATGATTGGACTTGGATAATGCTTTCTTTATTTTCTACCCTTGGTGGTTTGCTGATTTCAGGCTTGCCTAAACTACTGGAATATTTCCAAAACAAATCTGACCAAGCGCACGAACTAGCCTTGGCGCGTGTGCAAACAGAACGCGAACTACAGTTAGCCGCTGCAGGGTTTGCGGCACAAGCGCGTATAGAAGAAATACGCACCGACCAAATCGCAATGGAAACCGAAGCGGCGATGACCGAAGCGGCATTGAAGCACGATGAAAAGATTTTAGAACGCGCATCAACTTGGGTAGCAAACTACATTGGTACGGTACGCCCTACCGTTACCTACATTTTTATTATTGAACTATGCGCTATCAATGCTTGGATTGCACATTATGTTCATACGCACCCCGAACTAATCTTATCTATTGATGATTTGATTCGCCTAGCCGATATTATTTTTTCTAGCGATGAAATGTCTATGCTTGGTGCAATCGTAGGTTTTTGGTTTGGTTCGCGCGGTTGGTCTAAAAAATGAAACTGAGTGATGCTGGCGCTCATTTGATGCACCAGTATGAGGGATACAGGACTAAACCATATCTGTGTCCCGCTCATATCTGGACCATCGGATATGGACATGTTTTATATCAAGAACAGATTAGATTGCCTGTCATCAGAGTCAACGGCTATACAGGCATGCTACGAAGTGAATACCCATTAAAGCCGGAGGATAGCCGTGTTTGGACCAAAGAGGAAATCGAGAAACTATTCGCTGATGATGTCAGCAGTTTTGAACGCGGTGTTCTTAGACTTGCTCCCACTTTACTTAATCGTCAAGGTGCTTTCGATGCGTGTGTCAGCTTTTCCTTTAACGCTGGATTGGGCAATTTTCAGCGGTCTACTATTCGGATAAAGACTAACCGGCAAGAGTGGCAAGATGCTGCCCAAGCTTTTATGGTTTGGGTAAAAGGAGGCGGCAAAGAATTGCCGGGCCTCGTTAAGCGCAGAAAAGCTGAGAGAGCTTTGTACCTTACTCTTTGACAAACACGCCATTAGGAAGCAATGTCCCCTTGCGGTTCTTGATGGTGTCGTATGCAACTTCCATGCAGTCTACCAGATTGATGTCTTGCAAAGCGCAGTAATTAACCATACAAACTAAAACATCGCCAACACCATCTACGATGCCATCTTTATCTTTTTTTATGGTTGCATCTGCCAATTCGCCCAATTCTGAAACCGCTTTTAAAAGCTGAGTTTCTGGCGTACTATTTGGAATGATCTTTCTTGCTTCAGCCCATTGAATAATTTTAATTTCTAAGTCTGCGAACGACATTATTTAATTCTCCATTCTCTTTCGTTTCTACCTGAATTTGATTTAACAGTGTTTCCGGTCAACACAATCAAATCACGTTTTGACATTTCATTAAGCCGCCTTGCAACTTGATTTCCATCTAGTTTGGTATGCGCGGCAATTCCATCTTTCCCAAGCGACCCATGATTGCGCAGACAATCCAAAATAACTTGATGATGATCAATGGCCATTTCTTTGATTGAATCGGCCGCCTCATAAGAAGTTATCGGGTCACTTGCGCGAACTCTTGGAAACACACTTGAAAATAACTGTGACAAAGGTTTCATGGTTTGCTTTCAATTGGTGGGGACTACTAACGTTCGTCCGGCAGAATTGCCCGCTTTCGCCCCCGTAAAATTTAGATCAAAATGGAACTGAATCCTCAAAATCATCGTCTTGAGGTAAACCTTGATGAGTCGGCTCTTGCGGTTTTGGTGGATTAAGGTAGCACCACCCTGACCACCCGCCATCGACCAATGGCACTACATCAAGCTTAAGCATCAAGCCATTGCGCGTCTCAATTACCGAGCCAATGCGCTGATAGCGATTCTTTTCAACGCCATCGCTATTTGTATATTTTCCCGAGACAACGGAAACTTCATATTTCTTTTTCGACATTTTTATCTTTCTAAGAGTGGGTAAATTGATGTTGTTCTGCGATCTGGTGAATGACCTTTTCGTAATATTCTCTGGCCGCTTCTACTTTGACTTTTATTTTCTCTTCTAAGTCTTTGTCTCGTTCGTAATGAACAAGCGTTACGCGCAATTCAGGCGCGATATGTGAAACCCTATGAAGGTTTACATCCTCATACTTGATCAAATCCTCTGGTGTATCAACTAGGCAATAAGCAACATCGGCCAAATTAACATCCCAGAGCATCATATAACCACGCATTTGCCATTCGTAGTCCGTATCCTCGCCCTGTTCTGATAAAACCGGAAACGTGGTCAATGACCATGACGACTTAATGTCGGTGATTTGATGGCCAGTAAAAATGTCGCACTCACCCGTTATCCAATCATTTGTTTTTCGCTCTTTATTCTTTGTGTAATTGGTAAACAACACAGAGTTTAAAAGTTCGATTGATTGATCTTCAACACGCAAACCTTTGTCCAAGTATTTAGAAGTTATGACTTCATCAAAACCATAAACAAATTCGGCGGCCATTTTTTTGACAAATGTTTTTGCGCCTACTGACAAAACCTCATTTTTACTTTTTGGCTCGGTCATGATCTTTGACAGGCTTGATGCTCTAAATTTAACCATTGGCCAATTCCTTTACCAAATGCGCATCTTGAGCTTCGGTCAAAGCGAATGATTCTCTTAATTTGTCAGTGGTGTATTTGCCAGCTTTGATTTGGAAAATCGCAGAATCTAAACGTTTGTCAGTGATCGTTGGAATCTCTTTTTCTACTGTATGAGTTTGAGCGTCTGCATCGGCCTCAGTAGGAATCGAGAACGATTGAAATGCCGCGTATTTATAGGCCGCTGACATGGCTTTATTGGTTGCCTTGTCGCCACTATCCATCGCCTCACCAAACGTCTTGACGGTGTGTTTTGAGCCATCCTCGCTACTGACAAAATCAAACTCTACTTCTACGGTAACAAAAAATAAAGGTTTGTTACTTGCTGAGATTCTCTCTTCGCAAACACGTGAAATAACGCGAGGCAAAATGCAAAGGTTATGCTCGGCCAACAAAGGAGAAAGCGCGTTCATAACATCATCAACGCCCCTGAATTTGTATCCACTGCCTTGACTGTTTACTTTGTCTTTTGCAATTCCAACTTTGGATAATGCACTTTGAACCGCATTTATTGATTTATAAACCTTCATTATTGAATCCTCTGAATCTGTTTGGCTATGAGCCATTTATCGCCTAGCTGTCTTACAGACCGAATCCATTGCCGTTGATAAGAACGGATTGTTGAAGGTGGCGCATCGTAAGAGGCAAATAGTTGTCTGACATGAGATAAAAGTTTTGTGTTCATGCTTGTTCTCCTGTCGCCTTGGCGATCGCGGCGCGGGCGTCGATCATCTGTTGTGCGTGCTCGATCATGCCCTCGTCGTCTTGATCGACCAGCGACTTCACGATGGCTTGCAACGCCTCCAGTAACTCAGGCGCGGCGGCCATCAGGCGTGCGTCTGGATGCGTGACAAGCTGATGCCAACTCTTGTGATGCTCTCGACCAAGTTCTGGTGCGATCCATTCCGGCTTGTCGCACAGACGATCCATTAGATTCATTCCATCTACTGATGTATCGCGGAATCGTGGCACTGCATGACTCATCCCCCAGCGGGCGAAGTCCATCACCGTCAGATCAAACATTGGACGACCGCCGACCAAATCCACGGTTTTGTGAGCGGCGTTAAATTCCCAGCGCCACGGCCCTTTTGTATGCTTGTTCATTTCAACTCCGTTAATTCAAGAACCAAACCCTCTTCATCTGGATCGCCTCCATAACTTAATACTCCGTATCGTTTGTTTTTAAGTCTGATAACTAGCGGGACATCAGGATTACAGAATTCGTCTTTATCTGGTGCGTTGTCATACTTGACCATGCTTTCAGCCATGGCTTTGCAAACTTGTCGTGTGGTGAATGGTAATAAGAACGCCATGATCAGCCCCTCCATGCCAGTAGTACGCCCCAGCCGCCAAAAATAACGATGGCCAAAGTACATTCGATTAAAGTGGTGATGATTTTTTCTTTCATGATTTCTCCTTAAAGGGCCGAAGCCCCTGTTAATTTATTACTCGACTCGGCCATCGGCATAAATAAGAACATATTTGCCACTGGGTAAAAGTACATTGCAAGAAACTGCGCCAACTTCAGCTTTAAGGTAACGAATTACGGAAGCGATAACTTGAGAATCTGTCATTTTGGTTTCCTTAAAAGACCCCGAGAAGTTCAGGGCATGGGTAGATTATAAAGCTAGTTTAATTAAGATTGCAACAAATAAATTAAGTTTTTTTAAGTTTTTCGTTGTTTTTTTGCAATTTGAAAGATTAGGAGGCTAAAATTTAACCATGAACAAAACAGACGCAATCCAAAAAGCTGGCAATGCCAAAAAACTCGCTGAGTTGTTAGGCGTTACCCCTGCGGCCATCACACAATGGGGCGAGCAAGTCCCAAAAATGAGGGTGTTTCAACTTAAAACACTGAAACCGGAGTGGTTTGATGAAAAGCAGAATTAACGTTTACTTTGAAAACAAATCTTCAATGATGCTTCATTTGCAATTTGCAACAGAGAACGTATCTCTGGAAGACTCATTGCATCAATTGATTTGGTATCACTACTACAAAGACAAAGCGTCAAAGGTGTATTTTGAAATGAGCCACAAAGAACGTGAGACTCTTCACACGCTCATGATTCTTTGATATAGTTATTCGCGCAAGGCTAGGGTAGCCCCCGAAAAGACGATTCTTCACCGTCCTGCCATTTGCGATATGTGAAGTCAACCGATGAAGTAAGGTTAAAAAATGGCTACTCTTAGTCTCAAAAAGCCACAGCGTGCAAAGCTGATCGGCAATTCACCACTCAATGATTTATTTGGCAAATTTGCCGTTATGCGTCAAAGCAAACGTGCAAAGAGTATGCGTTTTACATGCATTCACGAATCAATCGATTTGGCCAACATAGAGGCATCCCGTTTAAGCAAATCAGAACCTGAAGAAAGATTTTTAATCTTGCAGGTTGTTGGTCAAATTGAACGGGGCGTTTGACATGGCCCGAATTAGAACTATCAAACCAGATTTTTGGCGTGATGAATCATTAGCCATCATTTCTTCAGAGGCTTGTCTTTTAGCAATTGGATTGCTTAATCATTGTGATGATGAAGGCTACTTCAATGCAAATCCAAAGCTTGTTGAATCTGACATTTTCCCATTGCGTGAATTGTCAAAGAAAACTACCGTACTACTACAAGAGTTATCAGGTATCGGTTATTTGGACATATTTGAAGGCGATGATGGAAAGATTTATGGCCATATTACGAATTTTGAGAAACACCAAGTAATAAATAAAAAAACACCTAGCAAAATCAAGCACTTATGTAATTTACAACACCACTACCGCACCACTACTGAACAACTACCTACTGGAATGGAAGGGAAAGGAAAGGAAATGGAAGTGGAAGTGGAAAAAAAAGCAACTAACGTTGCCTGCCCCCACGATGTTGATAAACAAATTTGGGATGACTGGAAACAACTTAGAAAAGCCAAAAAAGCGCCAGTAACTGAAACCGTTGTTTCAAGCGCAAGAAAAGAGGCCGCAAAAGCCAATATGTCTTTGCAAGATTTTTTAGCTATTTGGTGCGCAAGGGGTTCGCAAGGGCTTCAGGCTGATTGGCTTAAATCTGACGAACGAAATCTAAGCAAAACTGGCCAAATGAACCAACGAGTCATTTCCGGCTTAACCAGAGGATTAATTGGCGGAGGTGGCTCAAATGTCAAATTACTCGGAAGCTGATTTCTGCACTCAAGACCAAGGGCTTGACTATATTTTTGGACGAATGATGGCCATATTTGGGGCGCCATTCAACCGACATTTTGATGGCCTAGACCCTGATTTCGTAAGGGAAGAGTGGAAAACGCAATTAGGCCGCTTTCTGACATACCGTCCAAGCATGGATTTCGCAATAGCCAAACTTGATGGCGAATTCATACCAAGCGCGATTAAATTTAAGAATCTTTGCAATGCTGGGCCTCATATTCCGGTTAAGCCATTGGTTCAAATTGAGCGTAAAAAAACCTTGCATGAGCAAATGGAGGCTGATCGAGTTAAGGCTGAGGCTTTGGCTAAGTTGGCCGAACTTAAAAAGCAATACATAAGTGAGCCATGACATACGAACTAGCCGTAAAAATATTGGACAACGTGCGCGATGGAATTAATTACCCTGAATGGTTGATTCTTAAAGCGCTTGAACTAACGGGCGACTTAAATGGAACACTTTAAGGATTGCGAAAGCCGTGAATGGCTGGCCAGATATAAAAAAAAGCAACTTGAAGAGGGTAAAGGCGAGGCGCTTGTCTGGTGGGAAAAAACAATTAAAGACATTGAGCGAATTCGCGGAAAACAAGCCGCCGATGACCTTAGGCGTCGAATGAACGAACAAAGGGTTAAGAAAAAATGAGCTTTCAATTGATGTTTACGGTTTATGGAGAACCGGTGGCCAAAGGCCGAGCTAGGCACGCAAGACGTGGAAATCACGTCATTACATACACCCCAGAGAAAACAAAGACCTACGAAAACGAAGTTGCGATGATGGCCAAAGCCGCAATGGGTAGCACAAAGCCGCTTTTTGGGGCCGTGGAGGTGTTTATTTACCTTACCTACCCAATTCCTCAAAGTTACAGTAAAAAACGCTCTGAGGCTTGTTTATCTGGTGAGGAAAAACACACAAAAAAGCCCGATCTTTCAAACGTGATCAAGTCAATTGAAGATGGCATGAATGGGATTGTTTATAACGATGATTCTCAAATTGTTGAGTTTCATGCAACTAAAGTATTCGGAGAAATTCCAAAAGCTGAAATTTTAGTGAGGGAAATATGAACATCACTCTCTACTCACCAACTCAAGCCCATAAAGTCTTAAATGATGTTTGGACAAAGTGCAAAGCCGAATTGATGGCTGGCCACAAATTCACGCTGACGCTGACAAAGCAAAAACGGTCAAACGATCAAAACAAGCTTTTTCACGCACTGATCAGCGAAGTGGCCAAACAAGCCGAACACGCAGGCGCAAGATGGGACGTCGATTCATGGAAACGATTTCTGGTCGAAAAATGGGCGCATGAGACTGGTCGATCGACGGGAAAAGTTGCCCCAAGTCTTGATGGCCAGCGGGTCGTGCAACTCGGCCTGCAAACTCGAGATTTCACCAAAGAAGACGCTTCAGAATTTACAGAATGGTTGTTAGCGTGGTGCGCAGAAAGCGGAATTGAGACACATTTTCAAAATTAACTTGCAAAGATGAAATAAAGCCAGCTAAAATAGAGCCAAGCCTAATTTCAGGTCTTTTAAGGAGGTCGCATGACAAAGTTAAGGTGGGATTTTCAAACCACAATCGGCGCGGGTACAGAGACGGTCACAGTCTCGATGACGTACGAACGCGACAACTATTCAATCTATTACGAAAACGTCGATCAGGTCTTATTTCAAGGCGTCGATGTGATTGGGCTTTTCTCTGAAGAGGAATTCAACGCTTTAGAGACGCTGGCCTGCAAGAAACTTCGCGAGCATTACGACGAAGCCAAATATTCTGATTTTGGACTGCTATGAAAAACAAAACCACACTCAAAGATTTTTTTACGTCTTACGTTTTTGTTTATGTTTGGTGCGCAATCATTGCTTGGGATTTAAACCCTGCCGAATGGACTGAAACCATGCGCTTGGCTTGGATGATCGTTGGCTTTGTTATGTTTGCACTGGCACACAATGAAAGGAGCAAAGATGAGCAATAAAGTTATTTTTAGCTTTTTATTTGTGATGCTTGCTGTTTTTTGGTCATGGGTTAACTGGCTAGTCTGGAGTCACTCATGACCCAAGATGAAATCATTGAGATGGCTCAAAAGTCAAAAAAGTATGCGGAACACATAACACCGCAAGGTCTTGAATGGTTTGATTATTTTGTAGAGAACTTTGCCGCCCTTATCACCGCAGCAGAGCGTGAGGCGTGTGCAAAGTTATGCGAGGACTTGTCTAAGGATATGACGCCTATTGCAGAACAAGCAGTAAAAACGTGTGCAACCTTGATAAGAGCTAGAACAGCATGAACATCACTATTTACAGTAAATCTGGCTGCCCTAATTGCGTGACAGCCAAGAATCTACTTCAGTCTTTGAGTATTGAATACAAAGAAATTGACATTGAGACTGGTGATAGGTTTTCTAACTTTGTTGCGAACTATCCAGAAGCTCGTCAGATGCCACAGATATTCATCAATGACCAAAGAGTTGGTGGTTTGGCAGGGTTACAGGCTGCTTTAAAGAAGTTAGGAATAGCATGACTACACGCCGTGGATTTTTAGGCTTTCTTGCAGCCGCAGGTATTGCTGTTGTCGCTGGCCCTGAAGTAGTCGCTAAGCCAACGCCGACTCCAGCACCGGCACCTCTGCCGCAAGCGCCTTTGCCTGTTGAGGGCGACAGCTATTACTCGTTTACATACAGGCCCGGCCCAAGACAGTTTGACCTTGTCTGTTACACGGGCCTCGGATCGACCATCACGCTACCAAACTCTCTTGGCAACGACATTGGCTGCGTGATCATCAAGTGCAAAAGCAAGGTTAGCGATTGGTTTGTGATCGAAACAAACGACGCAGACATCACCTTGCCAGCAAAATTTAACGAGCGTGGTGAGACATACGTTGCTTATCAGTTCGGAAAAGAAGAGATGCCAAAGCTTCAACCTTACATAGACAAGCTAAAGGAGATGCAGTCATGAACCGTCGTGGATTCTTGGGTGGGATCATTGCGGCTGCTGCTGCGCCAGTTTTTATCCGGTCTGAAGTGTTGATGCCAGTGCGTCAGATCATTGCACCGCCGCAGAAGATCATTACCGGTGCGGATGACATTTTTGGCAGTTACCTTTATACCGGAACAGGACAATTACAGACTATTGAGCACAGCATTGGATGGGCCTCGTCTTTTATTCTTATTAAGTCACGCGAGACTGGCAATTGGCGTCAGTACCCGCTGAAAGGACAAGCATGACACAAACTGAAGTATTACGCCTTGCATTGAGGGCGTTGAGAGTGACTTGGTATCACGTTGGTACTTTTGCGCCAACCGACGAGGCCATAGAACTGTATGACGAAGCCATCACCTCCATTGAAGCCGCACTAGCAAACGAAGCATTAGAAAGAAAAGCAGAGAACGCTAGAGAGTTGGGGTTGGACTATGAGCCAGAGCAGGAGCCTTGTGGTGGTTGCGGAGGTTCTGGTTGGGTTCCTCGTGACCCTGACATTGGCACAGACCAAGAATGTTTTGTTTGTGGTGGTTCTGGAGTTATTAAGCCAGAGCATGAGCCTGTGGCGTGGATGCACACAAAGATAGACGGTGTTGTTGTTCCGCACCGACCTGCTGACTTGAACAGACATCCTGACAGATGGACTGCGCTTTACAAAGACCCAAAGCCATGCCCAACCTGCGAGGCATTGGCTAGAACAGTAATGCTTGACCAAACATCGCATGACGCCACCCCACCACAGCGCAAGCCGCT